ACAAGTTTTAATCTTGCTCTCTATGCACAATCCAAAAATTCCGCCGCAAAAACAAAAAGACCCCTACAAAGGGTCTGTGTTCTGTGCTATACTTGCCTTACAAGCCTTGAAAGGGAGGAATCTGTAAAATGAAAAAGCCGATTTATAAACGCTGGTGGTTCATTCTGCTGGTTATCTTCGTGTTCCTTGCATATCTTGGAAGTTCAACAAGCACTTCTAGCAGCGCAAAGGAAGGACTTGAAGAAGGTTACAAGGATGCAACGGAATCGTCTAGTAAAGTAACTTCTGAATCCGTTTCGTCCTCTGTTGTGGCATCTGATTCGCCCGCAGTCGATGAAAACGAAGCAATGAAGTCCTTCTTAAAGCGGAATAAAGAAGTAAATGAAGCCTTTGCTAAAAATCTTGCAGACGCGCTAGATTCGACTGGTCTCGGCTATACGTTGGATGATATAAACTGGCTTGAGCAGACGGATGATTGGGCTGCTGGTAAGCGTTACAATGCACAAGTCGATATGAAGGATTATATTCAGATCGCTACGATTGGCGATGAAATCTACTCTATTAAAAATACTCAAAACAACGAAATTGACGATTTCATTTATAAAAATGAGAGTTTGAAGCCTGACGCTGACGATGTTTCTAACAATTCTATTCTGCTGACGGACGGCGAACTTGGCGATTATGGAAAAGAAGCAGCCACAAAGAGCGGCTATACGTATATTCGATACACCATCCCTGCTGGAAACTATACAGTTGAGAACAAAGCAAAACAGTCTATGGTTTTCGTTGTATCGGATTCTAACTCTGATGACGTTAGCGCAACGCTTCAATTAAATAGCGCCGGAGAAAAGGGCAACTTGACCATTAAGAGCGGTTATCACATTGAATTGTCCATGTACTCACAGGTTGCCTTGACCCCTGATAAATAACGAAAAAAGCCAGCGGCTAGATGTTCTCTAACCACTGGCTTTTCTTATTTGCTGTTATGTATTATGCGGACTGCTTTTCTTCCTTGACTTCAAACTTCACGTTTGTGGCTGCTGCCAGACGGCGAACGGAGTTGATGAACGCGGATTCCATCTTCTTGTCCTTGCTGTCGAAGATGATGTCAACAGCGTTGATTTTCCGTACAAAAGTCTTGCTCATGCCCTTAGACGCGGCATCCTTCTTGCGGTTATCCAAACGGCGGCGAACATCGAAGCCGTTCTCCTTCATTTCATCGTATACTTCATTCCATACGTCTGCGTATGCCGTACCACCGCCACGCTTGGTTGCAATGGCATTCAACGTGCGCTGACAGACCTTTCGTGCATCGTCTTTGACACTGACGGTCATGATCGAACACATATTGTTGAAACCGGATTCAATGGCATCCACGCGCTTTTCGGTTTCTGCGCTTCGTACAGCCTGTTCGTTTACCGCCTGAACCATCATGTTCAAAATCTGCAAGCTGCTAGGCTGTCCATTCGGATAAAGAGCAACATAACCACGCTTGCGAAGTTCGGGAAGAATCACATCACATACAAGCGCCTGAAACTTCTGCGCCGTCTCGTTATTGGCTTTCATGCACAGACGGTAGAAGATGTTTTCTGGAATGTAGCTGTCTTTCCCCAGCTTGTTGGGGAAACCAATTTCTTCCAAATAACGGTTAATAGTTTCCCAACGGATGGACGTGTACTCTACGCCGTTCTTCTTTTGGGTCTGAGTGAACCCCAGCCCACGGGCTGCATCTTCCAGCCGGATGTAAGCTACTCCGTTTTCTTCGTAGCAGCTAACGCCCTCAATCAGTTGAATTTCGGTTTTAGTTGTGATGCTATTGTTCATAAAATCTCCTTAAATAGCTTGCGGAAACTGAGCCGATTTGCTATAATAAGGACGCAATGGCTCCATTTCCATTGTTGAGCATATAAGACGTTCGCTGCGGTCGCCAAACTTTAGCGAGCGTCTTATTTTTCGTTTTCATCGGTCTCTGGGATGGGATGCAGCGTAAAGAACGCATCTCGAAGCGCAAAGGACAACGATACGCGCTTCTTGATGCAGTACGCTTGCAAATGCTCAAACTGCTTGTCAGTCATACTGATCGTCAGCGTTCGCTTGAACCGCTCGGCGTAAGGGCTACTCATGTTTATTCACCTCCTTTCATTTGCTGGTGATGTTAGTATAACCTTATTTTGTGTTAAGTCAAGAAAAGAAGTGCTACATATAGCACTCGATAGCGTTGACGTCAAAATTTGTAGACTTGCACAAAACTCAGCCCTTATTTTTGGCTACTCCCGCTTCGTACCCTGCCCGGTAGTTCAATTCGGACAGCTTACCCAGCGCTTCTGCGTACTCCCTGTCCTCGCTGGTCGGCTCTTTGCCGTGGGCGAGGGTTTTCAGAAATTCTTCGGTTTTCGTGGGAAAGTTCATGTTTTTTTCTCCTAACTCTTGCGGAGAGCAGCCCTTTTTGGTATAATAGATTCCGAAAAGGGAGACTGCCCCCTTGGTGGTTGCAGGTTCTCGTTTCGTGATGTGGATAAGCTATCAGCGTTGCCGTCCAAAGTTCCGCTGGTAGCTTATTTTTTATGCCTTGATGTTCTCAACGTAAGATGCTACCCACTCGATACCCATGCGGATAACATCGACCTTTGAGATGCCCAATGCCTTTGCGCTGCTCTCCATGCTTGCAATCTGGTTCTCAGTGAGCCGAGTGCTTATCATGCGCAGCTTATCACGTTCCGAGGTTTCTGCTCGTCTTGCCAAGCCTATCACCTCGCTTTCGCTGAAACAAGTATAAAGCGTGAAAATATGCTTGTCAATACCCAAAGTTTTATGGAAATGAAGTTTGGAAGAATTACTCCTTATTATAGAAAATTTTATACCTGATTGTGATTAACTAAGTAAACACCCTTATACTACTCTAGTATGTATAAATACATACTAGAGTATATTTATATAATATATAAAAACAAATGCTTGACATTTCCATGAAAACATGGTAACATGGATACAGAAAAAGAGCCGTTATAAGAAAGGGGAAATTAAAATGACTGTCACCGAAATCATTAAAGACATTATGATTAAGAGCCGCCCTCCTAAAACGATGGAAGTTCTTGCTAACGATATGGGTTACAAGTCTGCTTCTGGTGTTGGAGAACGTTTGAAGGGCAACAATATGTCTGTAAAAAAATTATGCGAATTTGCAGAAGCACTGGATTACGAAGTCATTCTTAGGCCGAAAACCACGAAGGAACTGGATGAATACTCCTATAAAATCAAAATTGACAAGTAATGGGTGATTGCAATGCGTTATTTCTTAGCGAGAGTGTCGAGCAAAGAGCAAAATCTTGCGAGACAGCTTAAAATCGCACGAGATCGGTTCGACATCCCAGACGAGAATGTATTTTGTGATAAAATGACAGGCAGCAGCTTTGATCGCCCGCAATATAAACGATTGAAAGAGACTGTCAAGGCTGGGGATGAGGTCATTGTTAAGGAATTTGACCGATTCGGTCGCGACAAAGACGAGATGAAGCGGGAACTTCAATGGTTCAAAGAAAAAGGCGTGATTGTTCGCATTCTCGACATTCCGACCACGCTTATTGACTTCCAAGACCAGACATGGGTGCTGGAAATGGTAAATAACATTCTTATTGAGGTTTTGGGCGCAGTGGCTGAACAGGAACGTAAGAAAACCAAGCAGCGTCAGGCAGAGGGTATAGCTGCTATGCCCATTGTTGACGGCAAGCGAGTGTCAGCCAGAACAGGTCGTAGCTTCGGCAGACAGGAAAAGCAAGTTGACGAGCAGCAGTTTGAAAGCCTATTAGAGCAACAGCAAAAAGGCAAAATTACCGTAAAAGAGTGCTGCAAGCAGCTTGGCATCGGGAAATCCACTTGGTATGAGCGTGTCGAAAGATACGCAAATAAAAATAGCGGCAGCCCAACCACAAGCCACCGCTAAGAGTACACCAACTTCATCAAAACAGGAAAAAGAATGGTGCAACCACAGTATACCATTCTTTTCTCCAACAGGCAAGAGAAAAGGAGAACAATATGGAAAAGCAAAAACCGTTTTATTGGGATTTTATCAAAAAAGATGCAGATTTGACATTTCGTTCGGTTTTCGATTTTGTAAACTGCAAAGATTTTACTTCCTTTATGCTGGAATGCCAATCTAAGAAATGCAATGTTTTGTTTTATGATGAAAACATATTTTTTGATTTCAAGGAAGAGGGCCCTTCCGAAACGTTTAAGCGGCAAATGAGAGTTGCTCTTCTTACATTTATTTTGGAAAGCATTCCCGCAATAGCAGAAGATTATCTTGCGTATTTTAAGAAATACGCTGGATGGAAGAGCGATAAAACGTTTACTCCTACCTTAATCGAAAAGAAGGAAAGACTTGACCGCGAAACGTGGCTTGATGAGCAAGCGAACATTATTTGACCCGCCAGACATGGTATCGGATTGCTGAACAGAACAAGTGAAATTGTTCGCAACCTAGAATAAAACAGAATGAGAAAGGAAAAGCGACATGAAACCCGTAAAATTGTCAGAACAGAGTTTGAAACTCATTGAAACGCTGTGCGATTACACCAACAAGCCTGATATTCTTAACGCTGTCGCAGACGCCTTGTATTATGACGCAGATGAATTGAAGCGCAGGCTAAACCAGCTTGCAGAAGAAGTCAAATAAACTGTGCAACCCATTTATTAAGATGGATTTTAGTAAATAATTTTCTAAAACAGCATTATAAAAACCGAATATTTGATTTTTGTGCAGTTGTAGGCACTCTTTACATTTTCAGGTAGGGGGTGCCTATTTTTTATGCAGCCAAAACAGTGCATTGCCATTATCGCCAGCATCAAAGCGTATGCAAAGCAGAATCCGACAGAAGCACAGGTCTATGAGGACTGGTTTCAGGCGGTGGTGAACCTGAGAGACGCTTTGTCACAAGACAAGCGGTTCGATGCCTACAAATACTCTGGTGAGCTGCGCTCTGTCTGCGCGGCCATGATGGGGAAGATGAAAACAAGCGAGGACGTGGCGAAGGTTTATGACATTATCAGCCGGACGTACCTGTTTGAAGCGAAGGATGTATTCGACAGCTATTGCATCTACCTTGAATGGAATCGTGCGCCAGAGAAGAAGTTCTATCAACCCAGACGCAGAGTGCTGAAAGTGCTAGCAGACGACCTAGAGGACTTGTTTTATAAGCGGATAGATTTCTTGGGGGTCAGTCTTCCGGCTCGCGTAGGCAAGGCTTTGAGTGATGATACGCCGATTTTAACAAGAAGTGGGTGGAAGAATCACGGCGATTTGCAAGTTGGCGATGAAGTTATCAGTCCGAAAGGCCAGTTTGTAAAGGTGCTGGCTGTATCTCCTAAGTGCCAGCTTGATGTGCGATGCCATTTCTCTGACGGCACATACATTGACTGCCACGAAAACCACGAGTGGCCGGTCTTTAACCGCCATAAGAACGGATTTGATGTGGTCGAAACCAAGCGGATGATGGAGGATTATGTTACCGATACAAAAGATGGCATAAGATTCTGTTATCAGGTTCCGTTCAAAAATTTTGTTGAGGGAGAATATAAGAAACTGCCTGTTGAGCCGTACACATTGGGCGCATGGCTTGGCGATGGCCGCAACCAACACCCGGATATTTGCGAGCCGCCTTGTGATCGGGTAATTGTTGAGCGCGTCATTAACGATGGATACCCGGTTAGTTGGCATACGGTTCACAAGGACACTGGTGTTGAATACTACGGATTCTCTGGTTTGCGACAAGCACTTCAAAAAGGCGATATGTGCCATAGTCACCGCCGCTGCGTGAAGCACATCCCAGAAGAATACTTCACAGCCAGCATTGCACAGCGTATGGAATTGCTTGCCGGTCTGCTCGATACAGACGGTACGTTACGGGCAAAAGAGCATCGGTACGCTTTTTCTACCACAGAGCCGCAAATGAGAGATGATTTTGTCACGCTGGTTTCTACTTTTGGATGGAGATGCAGCGTGGTTGAATATCCACCTCGTGTATCGTCTAGTGGCATTAAAGGCAATCTGACAGTCTATTCCATCTCTTTTAATCCTACCTGCCCCATTCCTTGCGTTGTTCCTCGCAAGCAGTTAAAGGAGTTTTCCAAACCTCGCCGTGTGGCGTTTTGCGGGTTTGAGCGCATCGAGCCGAAGCAAGGCAACTGCATTCAGGTTGAGGGCGGCGTGTATTGCGCTGGCAAACGGCTAATCCCTACCCATAACAGTACGCTGTGCATTTTCTTCATCACATGGCTTATGGGCAACCGCCCGGACGTTGCATCGGTCATGAGCGGACATTCCGACAAGCTGACGAATGGATTCTATGGCGAAGTGCTGTCTATCATTACTGACCCTGTGACCTACAATTGGGGCAAAATCTTCCCTGACGTTCAGCTTGTGGACAAGAGCGCAAAGGACGAAAGCGTTGACCTGAACCGAAAGAAGCGTTTTCCCACCCTGACTTGTCGCTCTATTGGCGGCACGCTGACTGGCGCAGTTGAAATCGGCGAGGGCGGCGTTCTGTACAGCGATGACTTGATCGAGGACTTGGAGGAAAGCTTGAATGTTGAGCGCCTGAACAACAAGTACGATGCCTACTTAAACCAGTTGAAAGACCGTAAAAAGCAGGGCGCATTGGAATTGATGGTCGGTACACGCTGGAACGTGCTTGACCCTCTGGGGCGCATCCAAAGCCAGTATGCAGACAACCCAAAGTATAGATTTCGGGTGATTCCCGCTGTGGACGAGAACGGACACAGCAATTTCAATTATGACTACGGCGTGGGATTTGACGATGCCTACTATGCCGACATGAAAGCCAGTATTGACGATGCAACATGGTGGGCAAAGTACATGGGCAAGCCTTATGTGCGTGAAGGTCTGCTGTTTCCTGCTGATGAGCTGCGGTATTTTAACGGTGTTCTGCCTGATGGTGAGCCCGATCGGAAGCTCATGGTCATGGATATTGCATGGGGTGGCGGTGACTTCACCGCCTGTCCTATCGCTTATGTGTACGGCGATGCCGTGTTTATTCCAGACCTTGTGTTCAATAATGGCGATAAGACCGTGACCAGACCGGAAGTCGTGGGCAAAATCATCCAGCACAAAATCAACGTGGTACGCGGCGAAGCCAACAACGGCGGTGATGAATACTGTGATGTGGTAGACAGCCAGCTCCGGCAGCAGGGATACCACTGTTCTGTCCGTAGTCAGCGCGCGCCCAGCGGTCAAAGCAAGCTATCCAGAATCATCCAGTATGCGCCGGACATCAAACGGTTCTATTTCCTTGACGAGAAGCACCAGTCGAAAGAGTACAAGGCATTCATGGAACAGGTGACGATGTTCACGCAGCTTGGCAAAGTTCCGCACGATGATGCCCCGGATAGTCTGGCGCAGCTTGCCGATGAACTTTACAATGGAATCAGTAAAATTGAGCCTGTCAAGAGGCCTTTTTGAGAAAAGTGTCATATATAGCAGTGCTTGGAAACAAAAATTTGATTTTGGGTTGCATTTTGGCTTAAAATATAAACAGGAAGATTTGCAACTTCCTCTAATGTATTGCATTGACGTGGTTTTAGTCATTTTTACTCGTCAGTTTGTTGCATTACACTCCTTTCTCATTTACCCGCGACAGCTGCCTTTCTCTGTCGCGGGGATTATATGTTGCGTTTTCGAGTGGACGAAACGTTGTTTGTACTCCCCCAACTGACACGAAGCGGTTCAAACCCGCTACGCAGCACAACGATTCTCTTGCTTTGCGTGGACATATTCTCCTGATAATACCTCTGCCGTTATTCCTGGCTCTCGATGCAATGCTTTTAAGATTTTTCACATTGCAAAGAGCAACGGCTTGCTAAGCCAGGCTTTTATGTTGCATTAGCTCAGTATGGCTAGAGCATCCGGCTCATAACCGGACCTACATTGGTTCAAATCCATTATGCAGCACCAAAATTGCAGCTTCCCGTTTTACGTCTGTCCGACAGCAGAATGAAACGGCTGCAATGGTTTTCTTCGGGCGAAGAATAGCACGGCTGGAAGTGCGAATAGTTTCCCAGTAGCTTCTGACAGGTCTGTGCTCAACAGCCTGTTTCCAGAAATCCAACGAAAGGAGCGCTCATGCTAGTTAGAATCTGTTGTCCTTGTATCCGGCAGAACCCCATCTATAAGAACGTCCGCTGCAACCGCTATCTTGGCGAAGTGGACGGACGATACCATTTCAAGTGTGACAGATGCAAGGGCGTTATCGAAGGAGACACAAGGGAAGGATGGGTGAAAATCATCCATCCACCCGAAAAGTAAATAGCTTTTGAAGCGCAGTTTTGGCGCAGTGAGATAGACCTTAACAGGTTTTTCTTGCTGCGCTTTTTTATTTTGCCAGGAAGGAGAAACACATGGCTGAGTATCAGATGGTTGTTGGCGGCTTTTTGAATGAGCCGCTGACCGGGCGCAGACCGATTGAAACGCCGGAGACGGAAATCAATCGGGCAAACGTGCTGAAAGTGGTCACGGGCAAGGCAGATCCTATTCATCTGCTGAACAAGAACGAGATCCGCTTTCTGCACAACTACTACTTGGGTAGCCAGCCTGTCCTCGAACGCACGAAGGAATACCACGCTGAAATCACCAACCGCATTGTAGAGAACCATGCCAATGAATGCGTGGGCTTCTACACAGGTTACATGAGTGGCACTCCTTGCTCTTATGTGCGGTCTGAAACGGCAACTGGTGACGGTGAGGAAATCGCTCGCCTGTCCAACGCCTTGCAGTATGAGGGAAAGGATGCGCTTGATCGGCGGCTCTGGCAGTGGATGTTGGAGTGCGGACAGGGATACCGCATCGTTCTTCCTGACAAGGGGTACAACGGCAACTACCCGGACGAAACACCCCTGTTGGTGGACGTTCCCGACCCGGACATGGCGTATGTGATTTACAACTCCGGCATCGGGCATAAACCGATTGCCAACGTGCTGCACATTCCACGCAATTATCAGAACGACTTGAACGACCTGATTTGCGTGTACACGCCAAACCAGTACTTTGAAATCGACAACGGCAAAGTCACAAAATCGGAGAATCATTCTCTTGGAATGCTGCCGATGGTCGAATACAAGCTCAACCCGGAGCGCATGGGTCTGTTTGAACCAGCTATTCCCGTTCTGGATGCCATCAACGACCTTGAAAGCAACCGGCTGGACGGTGTGGCGCAGTTCATCCAGTCCATCATGGTGTTTACCAATTGCCTTGTGGACAAGGGTGCTCTTGACAAAGTAAAAGAGCTTGGCGCAATGTGCCTGAAATCCACTTCTGGTCTGCCTGCTTCCGTTTCGCAGATTGCGAATGAGCTTGACCAGCAGCAGAGTCAAACCCTGCTTGACTCCATGTTGAACGTGTACCGCAGTCTGACTGCCATGCCAAGTGCCACTGGCAGCGAGAATGCAACGTCCGACAACGTGGGTGCAGTTATCGTCCGCAACGGCTGGAATCACACAGAAGCAAGGGCACAGCAGTACGAGAATATGTTCAAGTACGCTGAACGCCAAAGCCTGTCTGTGATGCTGAAAATCCTGCGTGATACGGCTGGTTCTAAGTTGATGGCAAGTGACATCAACATCAAACTGCCGCGCCGTCAGTACGATAACCAGCAGAGCAAGGTTCAGATTTTTGCACAGATGCTCAGCCAAAGCATTGACCCGCAGTTGGCGTTCACAACGCCTGGTCTGTTCCCCGACCCGCAGGCTGCTTACGAAATGAGTAAGCCCTTCCTGATTGCCGCTGGCAAGCTGGGCGAGGATGGAAAAGCGCCGAAGCCGCAGGAACAGCCTGTAGACCATATTGTTGACGCTAAAAAATGATGAACGAACAGGCCGACGAAAAGAACGGAGGGGAAAAATGAATTTTGCAAGTGCTTTGTTTTCTCTTAAACGAGGTCGTAAAATCAAGCGTCATCATTGGACTGGTTATTGGTGCTTGGGGACTAAAGACTCTAAAAAGCCTTATGTCGAAATGCACTGTTACGATGGCAAGATTGTAAATCTTGTTGATTCAGAAGATATTTTGTACACCATGGAAAATATGGCATGTGACGATTGGGAAATCGTTGATGAATGGAAGTAAAGGTTTTCGCCTTTGCATATTCCGGCAGGGAAGCCGGGATACAAATTTCGCAGCGTTGCAGGGAAGCAACGGTAAAAAAACGCAGGAGGAAATTAACGATATGAAACTCAATGTGTTGCTTGGTGATGCCTACAAAGAGGGCATGACCGCCGATGAAATCATTTCTGCGCTGGAAAAGGTTGCAGACCCTAACGCAGAGGTCGAGAGGCTGCGCAACGCCGTGACGAAAGCCAACGGCGAAGCAGCCGAGTACAAGAAGCAGCTCAAAGCAAAGCGTACCGATGACGAGAATGCCGCACAGGAACAGGCTGACAAGCTTGCAGAGATGCAGAAGCAGATTGAAGCCCTGACTGCCGACAAGGAGAACCTCGTCAAGGAAAAGACCCTTGCATCCTACCGTGAGAAGTTCGTTGCGCAGGGTTATGACGCTGAACTGGCTGGCAAGGCTGCATCTGCACTGGCTGACGGCGACATGGACAAGGTGTTTAAGTTCCAGTCGGAGTTTATGACCGCCCATGACACCGCATACAAGGCTTCCCTGCTGAAGGATATGCCCACGCCTCCGGGTGCGGATGGCAAGGGTAGCTCTGACAGCGAAGGTGTGGCGTTTGCCAAGAGCCTTGCAGAAAGAAAGAATGCCGAAAATAAGGCATCGAGTGACGCAATGAACGCTTTCCATTAAGGAGGAAAACATGAAGTATACCACTACTCCGGTATCGGCTCCTGAAAGCACTATTCTGGCTGCTGATACCTACGTTGCCATTCCCTTTACTGTGACCGAAACCGATGTTGTAAAGGCTGGCTATCCCATGGCAAAGACTGGCAAGAAGGCTTCTGCCACTACCGGGGTTTCCGATGCAGCAGTCACCGATGCCATTGGCATTCTGCTGCACACTGTTGACCCTTCCGTCAACCCAAATGGCGCACTGCTGATTCAGGGCGTTGTTGACCAGAAAAAGGCAAAGGCGAGTTCTGGCTTTTCCTTTACTGCTGATGACGTTGCCGCTCTGCATAAGGCTGTTCCCGCAGTCTTTTTCCGTGACAACATCGGCACTAATGCTTAACGGAGGTAAAAAACATGGATTTTCAGAAATATTTCACTTCCGATGCACTTGCTGAGTATTGGACGAACGATATTACCAACGCGCAAGCATTCGGCTCTGATGCCCTGTTTCCTCCGCGCAAGAAAGCTGGTCTGGAGCTGAAGTGGATTCGCGGTCATAAGGGCGTTGGCATCTCCCTGATGCCGAGTGCATTTGACACGAAGGCGACCTTCCGCGAGCGCAAGGGCTTTAAGGTGTCTGAAACCGAGATGCCGTTCTTCCGTGAGGGTTTCCACATTGACGAGAAAGACCGCCAGATGCTGATGGAGATTCAGAACAGCAAGAGCACTTTTGCGGAGGAAATCATCAGCCGAATTTTCGATGATGCCGCAGATCTGATTACTGGTGCTCGAATTGTTCCTGAACGTATGGCATGGCAACTGCTTTGCCCGGAGAACGGCAAGCCCGGCATTACCATCAAAGCGAACGGCGTGAACTACATCTACGATTACGACCCGGATGGTACTTGGCAGGCAAAGAATTACAAGGCTCTTACCGGCAAGGCGAAGTGGGACGTTACCACTTCGACTCCCCTTACCGATTTCGCCACTGCGAAGGATGCGATTGCTGCAAATGTTGGCGAAACCATCACTCGCGCCTACATGAACACCAACACTCTGAATAAGATGATTGCTTCTGACGAGGTGAAAAACCGTTTCATGACGGTTACGGCAAAGTCTATTGCTGTTCTTACCCAGAGCGAAGCGCGTGCTCTGATTGAGCAGACTACCGACATCAAGATTCATTTGTTCGACAAAATGTATCAGCCTGAAGGCGGTGGCGATTCCGTTAAATATATCCCGGATGGCTATGTTGTTCTGGTTCCTGATGGTAAGGTCGGCGAGATGTGGTATGGCACTACTCCCGAAGAGGCAGACCTCCGTGCGGGCATGACGAACGCTTCTGTTTCTATCGTAAACAACGGCGTTGCAGTCACCACTATCAAGGAACCTCACCCCGTCAACACAAACATCATTGCATCCGAAATTGTCCTGCCGTCCTTCCAGAAGATGGACGCTGTGTACTGCATCAAGGCTTACTAAGGCGAAAGGAGGAAAGCGGCATGGGAGACCAGTATTCTGAAGTGGCAGTCAAGCTGGGGCAGTACATTGCTCCTGCACTTGATCGTGAAATCACGGACGAGGACTACCCACTCTTCGACCTGCTGCTTGATTTTGCCAAAGACAAGATATTTGCACAGGGCTACCCCTTCGGCAACAGACCGGACGAGTTGCCCTTGCAGTATCAGTCGTTGCAGATACGCATTGCAGCGGAACTGTACAACCACATCGGCGCAAACGGGCAGACGAGCTATACCAACAACGGCATTACTCGTGTGTGGGAAAGCTCCGATGTGGCACAGTCCCTGTTGAATGATGTGGTTCCGAGAGTAGGTGTTATCGGCTGATGTTCAATGGAAGCCCGCTGGACAAGCGCCCACTTTGGTATTCAAACCCTGTTGGCGAGAAAACGCCTGTTGTGGACGAATGGGGAAACGAAACCGGCGAAACATCGCAGACGTGGAGTGACCCTGCAAAGCTGATGTTGAACGTCAGCCCGCCTACCGGTTCTGCGGAAGCAAGCCCTTTTGGAGCGTTTACGGATTACAGCTATGTGGTCAGTTCGTCCAGCAGAAAGCATAACACTCCACTTTATGAGGGTACGCACGTCTGGTTTCAGACGGACGTTTCAAAGCCCTTCAACTACATTGTGGTCAAAGTCGCAGAGCATATCACGGACACGTTGTATGCGCTGAAAGAGGTGGCTGCAAGTGAAAATTAAAGTGAGGTTGAGTGATGCCGGACTTCGTGATGCGGAACGTCAGATACAGGAGCACAAGACCACCCTGAACAAAAAGGCACAGGAGTTCGCAAAGGCGTTGGCTGACAAAGGGCTTGACGTGGCAAAAGTTCGCTTTGCTAATGCTCAATATGCTGGAAGTAACGATGTCTCTTGCCGTGTTGAGCAGAACGGAAACACCTGTACCATCGTTGCAGAAGGCAAGGCGGTTGCTCACATCGAATTTGGCACCGGCGTTACGCATCAGGGATGGGGCGCTGCCGGAACGGTCGGCCCGCTCCCTTTGCCTGACAACATTGGTGAGCATGGCACATACGGTAAGGAAAACGGCAAGCATAAGCGCTGGTACTACTACGGCGACCCCGGCAATGCCGGAACCTATGTAGATACCGTTCCCGGCAAAGGTCAGTTGAATTACACCAGCGGCAACGATGCGGCCATGGCTATGTGGGGGGCTGTTGAAGAAATGGCTTCTCAGGTAGAAGCAACGTGGAGGGAGGTCTGGAATAGTTGATTGATTATTTCAATTCCATCTTCACGGCTGTTGCCACGGAACTGCGAAAACAAGTCCCCGGCATCTTTGTCACCGGTGAAATCAATGACAGCAACGTCAAAAAGTTTCCATGTGTGCAGATAGAGGAAAACAGCAACCTCCCGGTTCATTTGGATTCTGCCAGCCGAAGCAAGTATGCTGCCGTTTCCATGCGTGTGCGTGTCTACTCCAACAAAACCAGCGGACGCATTGCAGAAGCCCGCTCCATTGTGAGCATTGTGGATTCTGTATTGGAACCACTCAATTTCTATCGAAAATCGTTTGCCCCGTTGAATGGGCTGTACAACAATTCCGTCTATCGGATTGATTGCAGCTATGGGGCAACAATCGGAGAGGACGGAATGATTTACCGAAACTAAGGAGGTAAACATTCTATGGCAACTGGAATTTCCAGCTACGGAATTACTCTTTATGAAGGAACTTCCGGCACTATGACCAAACTGTGCGACATCAAGGATTTCCCTGACTTGGTTTCTGACCCGAACCTTTTGGATGTCACTACTCTTTCTGACCCCATGCAGAAGCAGATTTTTGGCATCAACCAGTCTGATCTTAAACCCTTTAACGCATTCTACAACAAGACGGATTACGCCGCCGTTACCGAGCGTGGCTACAAGGATTCGGACGGTGAACTCAATGCAACGCATCATTATGCTCTGAAGTTCTCTGATGGTTCTGGGTTTACTTGGGATGGTATGCACCAGTGCGGTATGTCCGGCGCAGGCGTTGATGAACCGTTGGAGTTCCCCATCAACATTATTTTCCTGAGCAAACCCAAATGGGCTGAAACGGTTTCCCTTGACGTTAGCTAATACATCTTAATCAAATCAATCAAACCGGGCAGAGCTGAACATCGGATTTGGTTCTGCTCCTATTTATAAAGGAGAGCATTTATTATGGCTGCTAAAGTTATCAACTTTCATTCCCCCGATGGCAAGAACACTTACGAGCTGACTTTCACCCGCGAGAGCGCCGAAGCTACGGAGCGCAACGGCTTCCAGATTTACGAGTTCTCTAACGGCATCAACCCTATCAAGAACACTTCCGCTCTGTTCTACGGCGCGTTCATCGCCCGCAACAAGAACATCAAGCGCAAGCTGGTCAATGATATGCTTTCGCACATCGAGGACAAGGAAGGCTTGATGGCTGCCCTGATGGAGATGTACGCAGATTCCATCAAGGCTCTGGTCGCCACCGATGAAGAGGACAAGACCGCAAAAAACGCAACGTGGGAGATTGTGTAACCTCACAGTCTCAGGAATCGGACAGCGACACAGAGCCGTTCTCTGTATCTAAGCTGTTCCACGATGTAGAAGCCTATTACATTTCCATTGGCATGACCTATGACCAATTCTGGCGTGATGATGTCTGGCTGGCAAAGGTCTACCGGGACGCAGAAGAACTACGCGCCCGCAGAGCCAATGTTGAAGCGTGGAGAAATGGTTTTTACACGGCATCCGCGCTTTCCTCTACGGTTGGCAATATGTTCCGCAAGAAAGGGTCTAGCCCCATCAAGTACATGGATAGACCGATTCCTCTTACCCAGAAAGAGCAGGACGAGTACGAATACCAACGCGCACTGGAAGCGCAGGAACGCATCAAGAGGGCAATGTTCTCTATGATGAATCAGAAGGATGGTGGTAGTGATGGCTGATGTTGATATTACAAGCTTATCCGTAGAAATCTCTGCGGAATCGCAGGGCGCAGAGCTTAATATTGACAAGCTCACTACCGCCATTTCTAATTTGCGGACGAAGGGCAGCGTTGGTAAGGTCTGTACAAGCCTTGATAAGCTGTCTAGTTCCATTTCCGCGCTGAAACAAGCGTCTGCGGGAATTTCCGGTCTGGATAAGGTTACAAACTTCCTGAATGGTATCTCTTCTGTCAACACGACCGCTGGCGTGAAGGGCGTTAATTCTGTTGTAAACGCTATCAAGAAGATTCCTAATGCGGTGTCCGCTCTGAACGGTGTGGACTTCTACTCCATGTCCGGTAGCATTACGCAGCTGACAAATGCTCTTGCGCCCCTGTCCATTTTGGACATTTCCGGCTTAAAATCGCTTGGCAGCGCGTTCAAGGCGATTGGTACTGTTCCCGACCTGACCGACAAGCTAAAAGCCGCTGATCTTGATTCTTTTGCAAGTTCTTGCCAGAAGATATCTACTGCTCTTACTCCCCTTGCATCCCAGCTTGAAACGGTGGGAAACGCCTTTGCAAAGCTGCCGCCGCAGTTGAGCAAAGTGGTCACGCAGGCAAACCGTGTTACGGCTGCAAACGAACGGCAGAAAAAAAGCTACATGAGCCTTTCCAGCCAGCTGAACGGCTTCATGCGGTCTGCCGCAAAGCTGGTCTCGCTGAAAGCCATTGCAACCTATCTCGGCAACGCAGCGGAGAAGTTCAACAGCTACTATGAAGCCGCAAACCTGTTCGGCGTATCCATGAAGGGTCTGACTGGTGAAGCAAGCATGTTCATCAATAAGATGGAGACCCTGCTTGGCATCGACCCAACCGAAGCCATGAACAACATGGCAACGATTCAAGGTCTGACCACCTCGTTTGGTATGGCAAGCGATAAGGCGTATGTACTGTCGAAAAACCTGACGCAGCTTGGCTACGACCTCGCTTCTTTGAAGAATATCCCTGTTGCGGAATCCTTTACGAAGATTCAGGCAGCTATTTCTGGCGAATTGGAACCCATTCGCCGTCTGGGTGTCGATATTTCTAACGCACGGTTGCAACAGGAATTGCTTAATCTTGGCTATTCGCAGAGCGTTTCTACCCTGTCTCAGGCTGATAAGGCTGTTCTGCGGTACATCGCCATTATGAAGCAGACCACCGATGCGCAGGGCGATTTTGCCCGAACCATCAGCAGCCCCGCCAACCAGATAAAGATTCTGAAAGCGCAGCTGAACAGCTTGGCGCGTTCTGTCGGTTCTCTGCTTTACCCTGCCTTAAAATCCATTCTCCCGCCGCTAATTGCAGCCGTTGAGCTTATCAAAGAGCTTGTGACCGGCATTGCAACGCTAATGGGCGTTAAGGTGGAGTTCCCGGATTTCAGCAGTGCAAGCGATGCTGTTGGTGGTGTCACGGATGCGATGGACAATACCACCAAAGCGACCGGAAAGGCGGCAAAGGCGTTCAAGAACTACATCATGGGCTTTGATGAATTGAACGTTATCCAGAAAGATAATGGTTCTTCCGGTGGCTCCGGCTCTGGTGCTGGCGCTGCTGGCAATATCTTGGGCGATGTAGACTTGTCCGGCTACGATATGTTCAAGCAGTACAACGAAGAGTTTGCAAAGCAGATTGATAGCATCAAAGAAAAAATCAGAGGGATGCTTCCGATTATCGGCGCTGTTACTGCTGCGCTTGCACTGTGGAAACTTACAACCTTCATTGCTGATATTGTTGATGCAATCAAGAAAATTGGCATTCTGAAGGGCATGGTAGCCGGTGGCATTCTGATAGGCATCGGGTTCTTCCTGATGTTCGATGGCATCAAGAAAGCTATTGAGGACAAGCTGAATGCTATTAACTTTGCAGAGATTCTAGTTGGTGCTATTACGTTTGTTGGCGGCGCAGCACTGCTTGGATCAAAGATAGCAGAGTTTATCACAACTTCCTTTGCAGATAGCGCCGTTGCAAAAGCTATTACTGCCGCAGGCGGCAAAATGGGCGGTGCGTTAGTTGGCGCGGTTGTTGCTGGTGTTGTAGCTGGCGTTGCAATGTTTGTGACCGGCGTTTATGACGCTTTAACAAACGGCTTGAATATTTTGAACGGTTTGCTGATTCCTGCTGGTTCTACGATGGCTGGTGCTGCTGTTGGCGCAATTATAGGCTCTCTTGGAGGCCCGATTACTGCTGGAATCGGTGCAATCATCGGTTTAATTGTGGGCGGTCTGACTGATGCTGGGATTGCGATTTACCAAAACTGGGACAAAATCACGGCAGCTCTCGATAAAGCCAGCGCAGATTTGAAACAATGGTTTGTCGGTGTTGGCGAATGGTGGGACAAAAAGTGGAAGGGCTTTAAAACAAACTGGGACAAGGCTTGGAACAGCCTTGCAGATACGTTAAAAGCACTTCCAAAGAAATTTTGGGACTATGGTAAGAACGTTGTTCAAGGCTTGATTGATGGTATTAACAAGGGCATCGAAAGTGCCAAAAAGTCTGTCAGCGGCCTTGCAAAGGCTATTCTGGATAAGTTCACGACAGATACCGGCATCCACTCCCCTTCCAAAGTTTTCAAGGGCTACGGTGGTTACATTGTAGAAGGTCTCGCCAACGGCATCTCCGCCGCAAAGGGCATGGCTGAACAAGCGATGCAGGGGCTTTCCGATGCTGTGATCGCACTTGGCCAGCAGTTGACGCAAGAAAACTATGGCATGGGCGACGCGAACATTGCCATGACCGCAAATGGTGACGAAACCAGTCTCGAAAAGACAGCCATGAGCCTGCGTAACGTTCTGTCGAATGTTGGTGGCAGTCTGTCTGACTGGCTCAAGAAAATCAAGTCTTCGTTTACAGATTTCTCGGATGGCATCAACGCAGTGTCGGATGTCGGCAAGAAGATTTCGCAGGGGTTCACTGATTCTATCAACGCTCTGTCCAACACCTCGAAGTCTATTGTTGAAACCAAAAAGGCCTTTAAGTCCGTTTTCTCTGACATGAAAACGTATGTCAAGAGTAGCATTGCTGAAGTCGAAAACGAATACCATTACAACGGCGCTCTTAGCGCTGCTGGGCTTGCCATTCAAAAGGCATTTGAGGGAGCTTATCTCGCTCTCGACAAAGTATCGACTGCCGTTAAAAGTCTTTCCGGCACTATTGATAGCATCAAAAATGTTGTCAAGACATTCAATGATTTGAAAACCAAAGTTGGCGAGGTTATCGACCAGGTTCCGGTTCTGAAAGATGCTTACAACGGCTTGAAGACGTTTTTCTCCAATTTGTTTGGCACGGATTCCGGCATTGTGAAAATCGTTTCCAATGGATGGGATTTGATTAAGACCAAAGCTGGTGAAGCCCTTACGTTCATCTCCGGGAAAATCAAAGCGCTTGGCGTTGGAAGCGCTTCCGGTTCTTCAAGTGGGCTGGCTAGTACGCTCGGTGCAATCGGAAGCACAGCTCTTCCGGCTGGCGCTGGCGTTCTTGGTGTTGGAGCCGCTCTTGGTCTTGGCATTGCTAATAACATTCAGTGGGTAAAGGATTTGAAGAATACCTGGTCTGATTCCAGCAAGGGTATCGGAGAAAAGATTCTTACCACAGCAAAAGATACCATGATAGATATCTTCACCCCACTTGGCGGAGTTATCAAACTTGCAAAAAACAAGTTCGGTTTCGCTGACGGCGGTTTCCCTGATGATGGGCAGCTGTTTTTGGCCGGAGAGTCTGGCCCGGAATTTGTTGGCAGCATGGGCGGACACACCGCAGTTGCCAATAACGATCAGATTGTCGAGGGCATCCGTGAAGGTGTTGAGTCGGCTATGGCCAAACAGAATGAGCTTCTTCGTCAGCAGAACGAGCTGTTGAAGGCTCTGCTTGAAAAGGAATCTACTTCCGAAATTTCCGTTTCCAGCATATCTCAGGCAATCAGCCGGGTAAACCAGAGAAATGGAAAAACAATTATTCCCATTGGCACTTAAAGGAGGGGCATTTATGGACTACGACCAGTACAATCCGATTCGGAGCGTGGATGGGCAGTATCTTAAATGTCCCTCTTCTTATCAGTGGAAGTTGCAGGATATTTCCGCATCTGATGCTGGCCGAACGGAAGCAAACATCATGGACAAGAAACGGCTTGGCCAGTGTGTCAAGCTTGAACTTGAATGGAAGTACACCACCATTCAAGAAGCAGCTGTTATCCTGAAAGCGTTCAATCCGGAGTATATCAATGTTACCTACCTTGACGCAATGGCTGGCGAGTGGAAAACCAGCGAGTTTTACGTTGGCGACCGCTCCGTGCCGATGTACAATTCGAGGATGCGACGTTGGGAAGGGATATCCTTTAATATCATCGAAAGGGCTGCACACTGATGGTAAACGTATCGCAAGACGTTATAAATTACTTTAACGAGGGAAACCGTCAGACTGCCGCCATCGAATTTTCCAACGGGAAGGAATCTTTTACCATCACCGAAGCGGACATTGTCCAGGGCGGATTAAAGATTGACCGATACAGCGTGACCAACAGCAAAATTGAGGTCGGCTCTGCGGTAGCATCTGAGTTATCCTTGAAGTTACGGAACTACGACGGAAAGTTCGACAACGTTTCGTTTGAAGGAGCCGTGCTTTATGTAAAGGTCGGCGTTTGGAGCGATGACCCGACAGCACTTGGCCATTTTATTCTTGGGCAGTCCGTTCTTGGCGCTCTCAATGGCATTGGCAATTTCATTCTTGGAAAGAATTTGATTGGTGATGCAGGAACAAAAGCACAGGTCGTTTGGATTCCATGCGGTCGATTCATTATCGACACGTCTCCTCGAAAGCTGCAAATCATTACGGTTTCTGCCCTTGATTACATGGTCAAGTTCGACAAAGCCGTTGATTATTCGAAAATGTCGTTTCCAATTCATGTTGATGCGCTAATTCAGAAAATTTGTGAGTTGTGCAGCGTGTCTCTTTTGACCGATGTGACAGTTCTTCCAAACCATCAGTATAGTATTGGCGGGTTTCCATCTTCCTCACAGCAGTTGACTTATCGCCAATGCTTACAATGGTGTGCGCAGTTGACAGGCACTTGTGCATTCATGAATGAGGACGGCCAGCTTGTTCTTAAATGGTATGAGCAAACAGCCGTCACCGTCACGATGAACGAACGGTACACCAGTGATTTGTTGGAGAATGACATTACAATCACCGGCTTTACCTGTGACGTGAGTGACGAAGCCACCTATCTTGCTGGAACGAACGAGTACGCGCTTGATTTGAGTGACTGCGGGTTCCTAACCAATTCGTATGATGGCGTGTTGAAGGAACTTCTTGCCGCACGAGGCGGCTTTTCTTACCGTCCATACAGCGCCACCATAAAGTCTGCTCCGTATTTGTTCCCGATGGATATGATTCGCTACAAGGACAAAGACGGTGCATTCCATAACACGATTGTAACCAACGTCACATTTTCGCTGAACTGCAATACATCCATTTCCGGTGCCGGTGAAACCGTCACAAGCTCTTCTTACACGCAGTCTAATAGCGGCGTTACCAACCAGCAGGCGAGTACCAATCGTCAGACGAACGAAAGTCTTGAGACAAAGGCGACAAAAAAAGAACTTCATAGCATGATGACCTTTACCGAAAGTGAAGGGTTGGTTATTACGCATGAAGGATGGGATGGCAAGGTTCAAATCACCGGCGAAGACATCCGTGTTGTTCGTGGCAATAACAAAGTTGTTGTTACAGACAGTGGCATTTCCATTACAGACGGAAGCGGAAGCTGCACCATTGACTCTGGAAAGATTACATTTTCCGGCATTCGCCAGGACAAAATTTGGGAGAACGGCGACCCTGAAAGTGGTATTGGCGATGGCGCTGTGATCTGCAACGATGGCCGATTGCGCCCGTATTCTGCTATTGTGATTGGGTTCGGTGAATACTACACCGGTTTGGATGGCAGCGGAGTGAACGGAAGTGACTTGCAGTATACCGTTTTCCCCATCAATGGAATTTGGTCAATTGCAAGCCGTGTGTGGGACTATCCGAGAGTTCGAAGAGTTCACGTTTCATATAGCGGGATAACATTTGGGCAAGGTGGATACTATACCCAAAAGACTTCCGGCGTTGGTGTGAAATTCAATAAGCACGATACCTGCTGTGTCCCATGTGCTGTTTATGGATTGATGTAAGGAGCCGTTGAAATGTACATGATTACATATCAAGAGGATGGAACCATTATGAGCGTCGGAAGCGTTGATCCGGCATACAACGCAACGCCAGCCCCGCCCGGCGTTTTGTATATGGAGAGTATTCCGGATGAACGTCCTTTCCTACGAACCTATAAAGTCAAAAACGGACAGCTGGTTTATTCACCTACTACTGAAGAACAGGAGGAATCTTGACTATGGGTTATCAAAAGCAGAAGTTTGCAAATGGCAATGTTTTGACCGCCGAAAATCTGAATCACATGGAAAATGGCATTGCTGACGCTGAATCCACTGCCAACGCAACGAAAACCGTTGTCGATAAAATCATCGACCCCACCCTCTCCCTCTCCGGCAAGGCGGCGGATGCGGCAAAGGTGGGAGAGGCGGTTGGCGAGCTAAAGGAAGATTTAACCGAAAAGATTCCGCTTGGTATTGATATAAAAAACTATCTTGATTCTGGGAATATGACAACTGGTGGCTATATTGACACCAACACTGGTAACGTAATTGACTATAATTTATGGTGTTATAGCGATTATATCGCAACTAAGCCTGGTGCTACGCTTTGTACAATCGGATGGGATAGCAAGCAAAACCTATGGAAAATAAGAAATACAACGTATGTTGCGTTTTATAATGCAAATAAAACGTTTATATCAGGTTATATTGCAGAAGCAGGCAAAACATACAATGTCCCTAAAAGCTGCTCATACATGAGAGTATCTTTTTCTGTTGACGAACTAAACTATTCTCCGTTGATTGTGGAGAAAGATGCTTACGACAAAATGGCATTAGTTGAAGACAGGATTCCGTATGGGAATTTTATCCCAACCATTTACGACAAAATGGGCGGCGAATATGTTCTTATCAGAAACCCTTACTGTGTAAAAAGTTATGATAAGCTTTTTTTCAAATTTGACATGATTGTTTTTTATAAAAATGGGGTTCAAGTACAGCTTGATTATAATTTCTTGGCGTGGAAAGAAATGTTTCCGAACAATTGGCGGGGATACACAACTTCAAAAATGTCTGACTGCGTATTTTTGAAAAATAACGAAATTTTCACGTTAGAAGTTAAAACAAAAAAGCCGAAAATAATCACTAGACCATATTTTCTTGATAATCCAGAAAAATACGTTTTAATACTTGGATATGATTCAACAAATCAATCGTACGGCCCGTTTGATGCGCAGTATCGCCTCTTAAATGATGATTCGTACGAAAGGCAAAGGTTTGAGAGCCTTTCCAACGAAACATTGACAAAGCTATACGACCAAGCAAGCCCTGTTTACAAAATTCTGAGCGATGAACATTTCTGCTTTGCGTGGTTATCGGACAACCATATGTACGGAACTGCGGGCGAAGATGAGACGGATATGACGGATCTGGCGATCGGCGAGATCGACAAAACTCTAAATTTTAACGCTATTTTCAACACAGGTGACAGTATCCAAGAACGAGAAGGAGTTTCAGGGATAAAATCGCTTAGAAAAATAGCAAACCGATTTGACCCTGATAAGCTTGTTTTTTGTGAAGGGAATCACGACAGAAATGTTGTTTCGCCACGATTAACAAAAACAGAATTTTACAATGTCGTTTATCGCCAAACCAAAAATAAAAATATCGTGTGGGGAAGCAAAGAAAATGCGTATTATTATCGTGATTTTCCAACATACAAAATTAGAGTTATCGTGCTAAATGTATATGAGCATATGTATGATAACGATAAATACGACGAAGGAAAATGTGGATATTCAAACACACAGCTTGAGTGGCTGGCAAATAAAGCGCTGCAAACGTTAGAAGACTGGTCCGTAATTGTTCTCACACACGATTCGCCGATAGAGATGGCTTATAACGGCGCGGCAAATCAGAACAATGCCATGCAGCTTGTTCAAATTCTTGAAGCCTTCAAAGACGGAAATAATATAGCAGTCCAATATACCGACGAAAGAAATTCTGGGCTGTTCTCGGTCAATGTAACAACTGCATTTTCGACGCCCGGAACCCTGATTGCTGTGCTATCAGGTCATGCTCACTGTGATGATGCAAAAAAAGTTAATGGCATCAATTACGTGCAAATTGTGTGCGCATATATAGACGTTGTAAATGATTATTCCGGCTATAAAAATCGACCGGCATTTTCCAGCAAAGCATACGCTTTCGACATCGGGATTATAAATACAGTCGAAAAATCTTTTCAGCTAAAACGTATCGGATACGGAAATGATAGAAATTTCACTTACTAAACCAAAAAAGAGGGCTTTAACCAACTACAGAAAGGACGTGACATGATGGCAAAAACTATTTTGGACGTTTCCCGCTGGCAGGGCCACATCGACTGGGATGCGGTCAAGGCAAGCGGCCTTATCTCCGGCGTAATGCTCAAGACGGTATCCACCAACCGCAAGCTGAGCAAGCGCAAGGACGGGCTATATGTCGACCCGACGTTTGAGCGCAACTACGCCGAGTGCAAGCGCGTTGGTCTGTCGGTTGGCGTATACTACTACACCTATGCCGTCTCGCATACCAGTGCCGACGCAGAGCTTGCCCTGCTCAAGACTGCGCTGACCGGGAAAACCTTCGAGCTGCCGATCTGCGTAGATGTGGAGGACAACAAGATCCGCAAGCTTGGCAAGCAGGCGTTGACCGACCTGACCGCGTATGCGCTGGCGACCATCGAGCAGTGGGGCTTTTACGCCCTGCTGTACACCGGTCTCAAATTCGGCAAGACCCGGCTGTATATGGGCGGCGCTGCGCTGCGCAAGTACGATGTATGGCTGGCAAGATATCCCAGAGACAAGAGCAAAACCAAACCGGAAGACAAGCCCAAAACAGACTTTTCTTTTAGCATGTGGCAGTATACCAGCACCGCCAGCGTACCTGGCATCACGGGCAACGCAGACCTTTCCCACGCTTACAAGGACTACGCCGCCATTATCGCGAAAAAGGGGCTGGACAGGCTCCGGGAGGGGTAAGCCGAATGGAGAGTATCGCAGCCGCCCTCATTACCGGTGCAATCACGCTGATCGGCGTTCTGATTGCCAACAGCAAAAGCCAAGCCGTGACCGAAACCAAGCTGGAAGAACTGACCAGAGAAGTCCGGGCACACAACAATTTCGCCCAGCGCATCCCCGTGCTGGAAGAGAAGATGAAGGTCGCCGATCACCGAATTGCCGACCTCGAAGAAAAGGAAAGGAACTGATACCATGACCAACAACAAGATTTCCGCCGGAACCATCGCCCGCACCGCCGTCCTCGCGCTGGCACTCACCAATCAGATTCTGAGCGCAACTGGCCACTCCCCGCTCCCCATCGAGTCGGAGCAGTTGGAGCAGATCATCACCACCGGCATCACCGTCGTCGCTTCCCTCGTGGCGTGGTGGGAGAACAATTCCTTTACGTCTGCCGCCATCCACGCCGATCACGTCCTCAATCAGATGCAGGGCAAGGAGTAAGGAGGATATCATGGGCACTACATACCGCCATCTCGGTGCCGTCACCGAGATGTTCGCCGCACAAGAGCAATTTTGTGACATCACGAAATTGGTTTGCGCACGTTTTCGTGGCCTCACGAAAACATACCATCTCGGTGCCGTCACCGCTATGGTTCGCAACGCTGGACAGCTCCCCGAACCCTTCTGGCTCGGTGCTGCCTGTGGCGGCGGCTCGTGTAGTGCTGCCCCCTGCGCTGCAAGGACTTGACCGACAGCAGATGACCGCAGCCATCAAAAACGCACCGCTTGGGAGGGTAGACCGTAAAATAGCCTTACTGCGGTACGTTGAGCGGCTCCCGCTGCCGGACATTGCGGCACGGACACATTACAGCCGGACGGCGATAAGCTACCGGCTGAAAAGCATTGATAAAATGCTGGATGTGTGATATACTATTTATGCCGTCCGAAGTAGAGTACACACACTTCGGAGAAAATGTGTACAGAGAGCCAGCGGAAGAACGTTTACCCGCTGGCTTTTCTTTTTGCACGAATTGTGGTATAATAACATCAACAAATCTTCCCGGCCTCTCGAAGAAGCGCATTAGGGCGGATATTTGAAAACCCCCGGTGTCCACTGTGGACACCGGGGATTTTGTTGTTTCAGTCACATATCTTCGACGGTGTAAGACACGCTGCAGCCGTCCAGCAGGTTGCCGTCCTCGTCGTACTGGTACTCAAAATCGGTATTGGTGCCGTTCGCATAGGTCACGGCCTGGTCGATCAGATAATCAACATCATCCACCTTGAACGCATCCAGCTCCATGTTGTAATCATGAAGCTGACCAATCTCAAAGAACTCGTTCTCAAAGTCGATTCCCGTCCGGTCATCCGTCATGGTGATGCTCAGGATCTTCTTGCCGTCATAAAACTTCGTCATTGCTTGTTCCTCCGTTTATTTTGTGTTCCTTACCGTGATTTAATTATAGCACAAAAGAATCATTTTTGCAATAGTAAAACGCAAAAAAGATTCGGATTTGCAAAAAATATTTTTGAAGAAAGCCCCCGGCACCGATATCGTGCCAGGGGCCTGTCTTATTTCAGATATTCCCGGATCGCGGCAAGGATCAGGTCGTTTCTGTTGCACTTTTCTTTTTCCATCCGCTCCGTGAGCTTTTGCGCAACTGCGGCAGGGATGCGGACCGTCGCCTGGACATCTTCGGCTGCACCCGGCTCTCCGAAGATCATCTCATATTCGGTCCCGTCCAGATGGGCTTCTGCCCACCTGCGGGCGTCATCTTCCTCCAGCGGAAGAATTGATTCGCCGCTGGACCATTCGTTGACCCCGATCTGTTGGCTGTATTTGCTCCCGGCTCCGCCGTAGCAGTACAAAAAATAGTTTCCTGCCTTGTTCCGATAGAGCACCTCTTCCTCGTGGTAGAGACCGCGGTAGTCCTGATCGGACTCCCAGTATCCCAATTTCTTTGCGGTCTCCGTGTTGTAGCGGCGGTTATTGATTACTTTATACATTGTCGTCCTCCTGCTTTTGCTTCAAAATTTCTTCTCGTGCGGCCGAGGCCTCGGCTACCGTATCATACAATCCACAATACTTTCCGTCCAAAACGAGCTCCCATTTTCCGGTCTTTGGATGTAAATGGATACCAGGGATCCCAGATTGCGGGTTGACAGGCCCTCGCGGTCCCAGCAGCCGAATGGGTTTTGCTCGCCCGGCGTTGACCTGCCCTCTGACGTTGTTTCGCCGCAACTGCTCAGCGGCACAATCGGCTGAGCACACAGATGTGCATGTAGGACTGTCAAACGTCTTTCCACAAATCACGCAAACACGTCTTTCTTTTCGCATTTCGCGGTAATGCTCGTTAAACCGTTCCCTGTTTTGGTCCATGTACTCCCGCTTGTGCTCCCGAATGTTATCTGCAACCACATATTTTGAGCAGTCGGGGCAATAACGCTGTAAACCAGAGGTTACGATATACGGTTTCCCGCAGTGCTGGCAAATGTCAGTGCTTCCGATCTCGCGGACTTTTCCGGCCTTTTTTCGCTCTTTGCACCGCTTCGCCGCTTCTATTTTTGCGGCTTTTTGACATTCGGGGCAGTATTTTGACCGAGGATACCCCAAAAAAGTGACTCCACATGTTGCACAGATGCGGTTCTGATACACACCGGTTTTGCGGCTTTCCTCCGCACATTTTGGACAAAGGTAACTGTCATTTGACCTTGTCCAATAAACTTCACCGCATTTTTTGCACTTGCGGGGGACAAGGCCCTTATGCGCCTCTCTTTCGCTCTCCATTTTGGCAATTGCAGAGGCATTTTTTAGAGCATTTACAACATCATTATTTTTTGCATCTTTTCCGCAGCCCTTGTATTCGTTAGAGTTTTTCTTTTTTTTCGTCTGTTCGTCTTTTTTCTTTTGCTTGCATGTCGGACAATATTGACTGTTTGGGCCACCATCAAATTTGATTCCACAAATTTTACAGGTTCGAAGCGTTTTTGTGGACCTCTGACATGTGCATTTGACATTTCCTCTCAGAATGTAACTTCCCGTCATTATTTTTTCTTTTCCACACAAGTTACACCGCGTAGTCCACAAATAGTGTTTATGACCGGATTTTGTTACTCTGAATCCGGCTGGGCCAATTACTGTAATTTGACCAAAAACCTTCCCTGTAATGTCTCCCGGTTCATTCAATCGTTCGTGATAAAGATGAGCTCGCCCAATTTTCGACTTACAACCACAGCTTGTTACATTCCCACCTGTAAGCTGTGATGTTCGCACCGTAATTTCGTTTCCGCAATCGCATTTGCAGACCCAGGCTCTCTCGGAAGTTCCACGCGGAAAAATATGTGGTTGTCCTTCGCATAAAACTGTTAGAGCCCCAAAACGCTGACCTGTAAGGTCCTTTCGAGCTCGGCTCATTACTTGTTCTCCTTCCTCATGGCATTTATGCCATGCAATCGCCATAGCAATAAGTGTGGCAGCGGGGGCACAGGCCGCGGATCGCGGTCACACTGGGGCGGCGCTCAAAGACACGGGCAACCTTGGTCATGACCTCGATGGTCTTGGTCTTCTTGTCGTAGCTGCCCTCAACGGTCTGGCAGTTGCTGTACTCGTTTTTGTACTGAGAGTAGTGCATCCGGACGACACCGGCGGCTTCGCGCTTAGCGGCCTCCACTGCTGCACGCTTGGCAGCTTCGACGGCTCTTTCGGCAGCAGCAGCGGCTTCCTTGGCAACGGTCTTTGCCATGTTCCATGCCTTTTTCAAAGCGCTGGCAAAGATCACTTCGGACCCATGCCCGGCCTTCGCATTCCGGAAGATTCTCCATGCGTTGTTCATGATGTCGTGCAGATTGTACTTTTTCATTGTTTGTTCCTCCGTTTGTTTTGTGTTCCTTACCGTGATTTAATTATAGCGCAAAAGAATCATTTTTGCAATAGTAAAACGCAAAAAAGATTCTGATTTGCAAAAATATTTTTGAAAATCAATCCCAGAACGGAACAAAACAATAAACTTTTTGTGCTATTCGCACTGGTTTTGTCGAAAGTCTTGCTGTGCAAACGAAAACGTGATATTTTATTCTTGCTTCTAAAGTGAAGCCCTTAACAGTTAAGCGCTCATGCGGTTTTTTCCGTGTGGGCGCTTTTCTTTTTTTGCTCACAGTAATCAAGATCTAATCAAGCTCTAATCAAGTTTAAGCAAGGTTTAACCAAGATTTTTTGTCTTTCGTTGTACCTTCGTTGTCCTTCGCTTTTTGCCGATGCAGTACACTAGATGCACAAGGAGGGATGTTTTATGAGCTATTATCCGACACCTGGAGCGCCCTATGTTCCGCAGCAACCTGTCAATCCTTACGGCGGCATGGGCACAGTTGGGCTTTCCACTCCCCTGCCGAACACGCAGATGCAGCAAGCACAGCAGCAGCGTCCGCAGCCGATGAATGGGCAGCAGCCTATTCAGCAGTCGGCACAGGATGGCGGTTGGCTGCTGGGTAGACCTGTTTCCAGCAGGGAGGAGTTTTTGGCAATACCGTCTGACCTGTACGGCAGACCTACTTACTGCCCCGACCTGCGGAGCGGCGTGATCTACTGCAAGCGGCTGAACCCGGACACCTGTGAATCCTATGTGCAGGAGTTTTACAGCCCGGAAGCGTGGAGGCAGATGCAAGCACAACAGGCACAGCAGACCGCTGCACCGACACAGCAGTATGTGCCTGTTGAAGAGTATAACGCCCTCGTCCACAGGCTGGATGAACTGGAAAAGTGGCAGAAGAGCTTTTCTAAACCCGCTGCCGCAGCAAAGAAAGGAGAATAAGCAATGCCCTCTCCGTTTGATATGATTACGCACAGCCCTATTATGCAGCTTGCAAATCTGGCTCGTGCCGGACAAAACCCGATGGGGCTTATTCAGCAGTTGAGCGGGCAGAATGCCCCTATCATGCAGGGCTTGAACCTGATTCAGGGAAAAAACGAAACGCAGCTTAGGACGATGGCGCAGAACCTTGCCAAAGAGCGGGGCATCGACCTGAACCAGCTGGCAAGCGTCCTGAACCTGACGCTGCCCCGATAAAGCATCCCTCTAAGCGAAACGCTTCTCAGTTTTGCGGACTTGATAAAAACCGCTTTTGTTTGGCTTCGCCCATCGCATACGGCGGTGGGATAGCATAACGCAAAACTGAAAGGAGTTTTGTTATGGACGATTTTGCAACTGGCTATCTGGCTGGGCAGGACGGCGGTAATAACAACGGCGGCTTCTTCGGCAACGAAGGTCTGTGGGCGGTTATTATCCTCGCCATTATCTTCGGCTGGGGCACAAACGGCTACGGTCGAAACGGTGGTGACAACGGCATGAACAGCTACATCCCCTATCTGGTCGGCACTGGCGCAACCGGTCAGGGCGGTGCAGACACCCGCGCGGCTCTGTCTGAGGGCTTTTATCAGCAGGATACCTCCCGCTTTCTGGCGGGCATCCAGAGCGGTATCTGCTCTCTGGGCTATGACCAGCTGGCGCAGATCAATGGCCTCAACGCCAACATTGCAAACGGATTTGCTGGCGTGAACAGCGCCATCTGTCAGCTTGGCTACCAGAACGCACAGCTCGTGAACGGCCTGGAACGCAGCGTGTCCAACGGCGACAACGCCATCAGCCTTGCCATCATGCAGGAGGGCAACGCCCGGCAGGCGGGTCAGACTGCTATCCAGACGCAGCTTGCGTCTTGCTGCTGCGAGAACAAGGAGCTCATCGGCGACCTGAAGTACACCATTGCGCAGCAGGACTGCGCTACCCGTCAGGCTATCGCAGACAACGCCCGCGCAGTTATCGACAACTGCAACTCAAATTACCGCGCTATGATGGACTACTTCACGCAGGACAAGATCGCCACTCTGACCGCTGAGAACCAGAGCCTGAAGTTCGCCGCTTCTCAGGATCGGCAGAATGCGCTTCTGACCACCGTGATGTCCCAGCAGACCGATACCATCCTGAACCGGGTCAATCCTCGTCCGATTCCCGCTTATCAGGTGGCAAACCCCAACGTGGGCGTGAACTGCTGCGGCTGCTGCTAACTTACACACTCCCCGATAACACCGGGTGAACCATCGGGGCAGGGGTAATATACCTCTGCCCCTGATTTTTTAGGAGGAAAATACTATGGCTTGCAAAACAAGCTGCAAACTCTGCCCGCACTTGGTCATCAGTCAGGCGGTCACATTCGCCAACGACACACTGACCATCAACATCCCTGCTGGCGCATACCAGAACGGCGAAAAGTATTGCATTGTCGTTGCCCAAAGCTTGCCGGACACGACCACCATCAACGCCCCTGTGGTTATTACCATAGGTGCAGGCACGACCGCATACCCTCTGACCGACTGCACCTGCGCTCAGGCGACAGCCGAGAGCATCCACACCCGCACCCGCTACGCTACCCGTGTAGCAACGTCTGCGACCGGCACCGGCACGTTTAAGTATCTTGGCTGCTTCTGCCGCTCCCACGCCGGTGCGCCTGCGTCCATTTCTTGAGGAGGTATAGAATATTATGGGCAAGACTAATTTTCGCCGCATGATGATGCTCCGTGACCACGACAAAGACCGTGAGCCGGAACGTGACCGCCTTGAGGAAGAGCGTGACCGCAGGGAGCGTGATCTGGAACGCCGTCTGCGTAAGTTGGAGGACGGCAACGACCGTTATCCTTACTATCCGCAGGAGGAAAACCGCTACATCGACCCATACCCCATCCCCCGCTACCCTGACGTAGAGAATGGGCGCAGAATGCCGCAAATCGGCTTCTCGCAGAACGGAGACTGGGACAAGCGGTCTGGTCAGTATGAACGTGGCGGCGCAGACAGCCGCTCCATTAAGATGCCGCGCCAGCACCTCACTCACGATGAAGCAGAGGAATGGTGCGACAGCATGGTGAACGCTGACGGCACAAAGGGCTGTCACTGGACGCTGGAACAGACACAGGACGTTGCCAAACAGCGCAATATCACCTGTGACCCGAACGATTTCTGGGCTGTTATGAACATGATGTACTCGGATTATTGTCAGGTCGCAAAACGCCAGTCCGTTGACACTCCGGGCTTCTACGCTGACATGGCAAAGGCGTTCCTTGAGGACGCAGACGCCGCAGATGGCAAAGCGTATCTCTACTGGGATTGCATTGCTGATAAGTAAAACAAAACCCCTGTGTAGTCGTATTGACCGCACAGGGGTTTGTACTTTAGCAAATTCCTGTATCTCCAATTTTCTGCATGGTGCTCTTAAGATTTGGCACATCTGCTTCTGGCATTTTACGTTTGATACCAATAATTGCTTGCGTGATTCCAGCTTTGTTTAACTGGTTTACAGACTTACGGAATACAAAGTCAATGTTCATATTCGCCTTGATTGTTCCGTCATCTTCAAGATAACAGTTCGGAATCCACACGTTTTGATTGCTTCCATTGATTTTGAAACGCTTTGCTTTGTAGCAACCGTAGTCTTCTCTTACAATCAGCTCAACAGGAATGCCTTTGTAATATTGAGTGTCAGTGTTGTACTTTTCAGCCAGTTTTGCTTTACGTTTTGCTACCTCTGCGTTTATTTTGGCTTGTTCCTCTTTGCTTCTGCGCTTGCGTGGCTTATATGTGCGCATAATCTTTTCCTCATTCCCAAAGTGTTGATTTTGACCTCATGTCAAACAAATCTTGCGGAGTGATTACAAGGCTCTTGTCGAGTTCTACCACACTGACAATGGAAAACTTGCCTGGAACTTCTCTCTCAATTCTTGCTTTTGCTTCCTCTTTGCTGTTCGCAAACAAGACGAACGGTGCTTGGAAGTGTCTGCATTTTTCGTCATCATCGTACTGGATTTTGACCCAATAAAAGTTTTCGCCCCCTACTTCTTTCGGTGTTAAGTATTTTTTGGCACTTGAGACATCGTAAGTGCAATACCCGATACACTGCGAGTTTCCGTATTTTTCCATAAAATTGTCATTCCCAATACGAGTTGCCAAAACCATGTGAACGTCTTTCCAACCAACACGGTCATCATTGACCGGCTTATCGTCCATAACAATATCATCAGGGTCTATCACTTTCTTGCCAATCGCCAAATTCCAATTATTTGCAATATAATGTGTCATCTGATACCAGTTGTCAAATGTTTTTACTTCTTTCATGGCATCTTCCAAAGAACCACGATGAGGTCTATAAACAATCATACGTCAATCCTCCAAGAAATCTTCTTGATTCAGAACTTGATTTACAATTCGTTCTGTACATTCTTTGATAACTGTAGATGCGGGGACATTATCTTCATAAGCTATGTTTTCATATTGCGCTCCTGCATACTCAAAGAACCTTTTAGAAAGTATTTCTGCATCCGCACGGCATAACGGCTTTAATTCGTATTGCAACGGAAATCTTCTTATAAGTGCAGGGTCAAGCCTATCAAATCGGTTTGTCGTTCCGATAATAATCACGTTGTTTGGCAATCTGTCCATTTCCTGCATAATCGCAATAACCACACGGTTCATTTCCCCAACGTCATCTTTTTGCCCACGAGCCATTCCGACCGCATCTATTTCATCAAAACAAAGAACGCAAGGAGCAGTTCTCACATAATCAAAAATTCTTGCAAGGTTAGATTGTGTTTGCCCCAAGTGCGAATCAACTAGACTTGAAAATTGAATCCTCAAAAAAGGAAGTTTTGCTTTATGCGCGATATACCTAGCCAGCATGGTTTTCCCGCATCCACTTTGCCCATAAAGCATCAATGCTGGCAAATAAGGAATGCCCATTTCGTTCAATTTTTCAGATGCTCGATAAATAGCAACGATTTTCTGCGTTATACTTTTTTCTTCGTCCCTAAGAAGGAATCTTGCTTCTGAAAATTCTTCTGTATCCTCTGCGATCAAAAGATTCTGTAAGTTGTATGGCAATTCAATAAATTCTCTTTTGCTTTCCAACTTGCGAAACATATTTTCTTTGAACTGCTCATCTTTTTTTGATGATATAGAATCCAAAATGATTTTAACGGCTTTTTGCGCGTTTCGCATATCGCCATCGCAAACAAATCGAATAAGGCGTCGCTCACTATCATTCATCTAAGAAATCCTCCAACTCAATCTTCCCCTCTGCCGCCGCAACCGCCAGAGCGTAAACGAACTGTCCAATCGTCATTCCGTGCCGCCTTGCTTCACGGTTGATGTACTTGCGCTCTTCCTCGCTCATAAGGATGGTAATGCGCTTTGAACGCTTGCCATCACCACTTGCAACGCCCTGATGCGATTCCGGCATTGGGATTTTTTTCTTCGTCAAGCCAGCTTTGGCTAGTGCGCCTGGCACATTGCCTTGCTCGATAAGACGTTGAACTTCTTTCGCCTGTTTCAGCTTCTTTGGTTTACTTTCGTCTAACACGGCATCACTTGGCTGTGTTTCGCTGTCTTTGGCTTGCTTCGGCTTAATATTGCTTAACTGTGCTTCATTAGGCTGTACATGGCTGTCTGTGGCTTCACTGGGCTTAATTGATGCTTGTTCGGCTTCGTTCGGCTTTGCTTGGCTTGCTTCTTCTTCCTTTGGCTCACTTCGGCTTAATGGCTGTTCCAAAAAAATAGGCTGAAAATCAAACCCGCCAAGCAAGCCTGAGGATTTTTTGCTAGTTGACTTCATTCATCTTCCTCCCAATCTTCATCAAGGTCAGGAACGGTCGGCAACGGCATCCAGTGAGTTATATTATGTGGCTTTCCACTTTTGTCTCGCCATTCCTTAAAATCTTCTTCATAGCCTACAATTTCTACATCGTATTCGTCTTTGCTAAACCCGATAACGTATGGGTTTAGTTCATCTGGCATTTCATCTTCTGATTTCGCCCATTGATTATTTGCAAGTTCTTTCTGCCACTTTTTACAATACTTTTCCGCTAGATACCATTGAGAGTGAAACGCCATTTCTTTTTCTTTATCTGAAAGGTCATTAAACGAAAATCCAAAATTGATAACGTAGACTTGCTCCGTGTCATCAGAACAAGTTGCATTCAAAAGATGCGGACACAAATCACTCAT